CTTAAAGTTATCAAAGAAGACACAATCAACAAATGGGACAAATTAGGATTCTTAGAGGGTCTTAAAGGTCACATGAGAGAAAACGTAGCACAATTATACGAAAACCAAGCATCGTACTTGATTAACGAAGCATCATCTACATCTGATACAGGTGCATTTGAAACAGTTGTTTTCCCAATTGTAAGACGTGTATTCTCTAAATTATTAGCGAACGACATCGTTTCTGTACAAGCTATGAACTTACCTATCGGTAAATTATTCTACTTCGTACCTAACATTCAGGCTTACACTGATGAATCAAATGCGAATACTGGTATTCACTACGCACCTTATGGTTCACCAAACGCTGCGGCAGGACAAACACCAAACAGTGGTTATGACTACAATAACACTAAAGACCTTTACGATAGATTCTACGAAGGTAACGAACCAGCTTTGGACCCTCCAGGATTGTTCGACTATTCTAAAGGACAATTTTCTGCAATAACTGCAAACGTAACAACAGTTTCATGGTTAGCTGACCAATTAGTTCCTTCAGCTTATACTGAGGATAATTACAGAAAAGTGTTAATCGTTATGTCAGGTTTTGCATCTGATGGAGCAGGTAAATTAATCGGTCCTGATGGTCAACCAATGGACAACGAAGCGTTCTTATCTGATTTAACTATTTATGGTGCTACTGGTAACGCTTTCACATCAGGTAACACAACTAACCCTTACTTATTTAGAGTTGTAACTCAAAGATATGGTAAAGGTATCGTACAATATGGTAATAACAACGAAACGTTAGTATTCCCTAACAGTAAAACTGATGGTGGTCAATATGACAACTTATGTGATACTGAAGGTAAAATTTACTTAGAAGTTGATTTACAAGTACCAGTTTGTATCACTTGTGGTGGTTCTATGGACGGTTATACAGGTTCAACATTTGCATCTGATACAACAGTTAACGACGCATTTACTGCTAAATACAGAATCTACAAAAACTTAGAGTTTGAAGATAGAATCGGTGAGGTATCTTTCGACCTTATGTCAGTTACAGTTTCTGTAACAGAAAGAAAATTAAGAGCTCAATGGTCACCAGAAATGGCTCAAGACGTTGCAGCATTCCACAACATCGACGCTGAAGCTGAATTAACAGCTTTATTGTCTGAGCAAGTTGCGGCTGAAATCGACCGTGAAATCTTAAGAGATTTACGTAAAGGTGCGGCTTGGAACTTACGTTGGGATTACAACGGATGGAAGCGTCTTGGTTCAAGTGCAGTTCCTTACACTCAAAAAGACTGGAATCAAACATTGATTACAGCTATCAACCAAATTTCGGCTCAAATCCACAAATCTACCTTAAGAGGTGGAGCTAACTGGATTGTTGTTTCTTCTGAAATCAGTGCTATCTTTGATGACTTGGAATACTTCCACGTATCAAACGCGGCTCCTGAGCAAGACCAATACAACATGGGTATTGAAAGAGTTGGTACATTGGCAGGTCGTTACCAAGTGTATAGAGACCCTTACTTCCCACCAAACCAAGTGTTGTTGGGTCACAAAGGTACATCTTTACTTGACACAGGTTACATCTACGCACCGTATGTACCTCTACAATTAACACCTACAATGTACAATCCATTCAACTTCACACCTATCAAAGGTATTATGACACGTTACGCTAAGAAAATGGTTAACAACCGTTTCTACGGACGTATCACAGTTGATGGAGTAAGAACATTCGACTTAAGAGAATTGAGATAATCAATATCTTACCCTATAAGAAAGGAGACAAGAAATTGTCTCCTTTTTTTGTTTACACAATTTTAAGTTGGAGTATATTTATTGTTAGATTTTAGTTTATCAGTCCCCAGCCCTTAAAAGCTGTAGAGTATTCACGGACACAAAGGTATTGGTAACATAGTCATTAACTATTTTAAAATTAAAAAAAAATGTATTACACAACAACTAGCGTGAGCAAGCCGACAGCTCACATCACAAAGAAAAAGTCGCGTTTAAAAATCTACAATGGTAATGTCGTATTCCTTAACGACAAAGATAATTTCGAATTCGAAATTCATAATCCAACACAAAAATCAGTACTTTGTAAAATCAAACTTAATGGTAAATACATCTCGACAAGTGGGATTGTTATTCGACCAGGTCAAAGGGTGTTTTTAGAACGTTTCCTTGACTCAAATAACAAGTTTGAGTTCAGTACCTATGAAGTTAAAGATACGTCCGAGAATCGTGACGCAATTGACTTAAATGGGGATGTTAGTGTTGAGTTTTATGATGAATCTCAAATAGTTAATTATCCTCATCTTTCAGGTGGCAATTGGAATACTGGTTGGTCACAAGTTATTAACACAGGTTCTCCATATTATGGTAATATGACTTTTACCAATAACTCATCAAATACATATAGTGTGACATCTTTATCAGGACCACACCTAACAAATTCAAATGGTGTAACTAACACATTTGAAGGTCCAAATATTAGAAGTGTTAAATCTAAAAAATCTATTGAAACGGGTAGAGTTGAAAAAGGTGAAAAATCCAATCAAAAATTTACTAATTCATACGGAGAATTTAACTATTTCGCATCACATCAAATAAGTTTAAAAATATTACCATTAAGTAATAAAAATAATACCACTGAAGATATTAAACATTATTGTACCGAATGTGGTACCAAGACAAAATCAAAATATAAGTTTTGTCCATCTTGTGGTAACAAATTGTAAGATATAAAAAAAGGGGTCCCGTGAGACCCCTTTTTTATTTTAACACTCTGAGTGATTTGGATATTAATTCTGACTCTGAAAGAGAATATAAACCATGTTTATGTGCCATTTGAACCGCCCGTGTTAACATGAACTTTGCTTGTTCTTCAGTTAATCCGTCTATAAGGTTATCGACATCCTCAGGTTTGTATATTGCCACTTCCTCAAAAAGAAATGCGATGGGTTGTTTTTCTTGTTCCATAATGTATTAACGATATATTTATAGTAAGTATATGAAAAGAAATAGAATTAGTGAAGCAACGGGTTCAGGAAATGCTGGTCATTTCAAAGTACCTATTGTATTATCTCCACAACCATGGAAAGAAAACCAAATTGCTCCATTTACAGATTCTGTTTATAGTTACGATAATGCTGAGTTGGCGTATGAAGAGGCTGACGGGGATTTTAAAGAAACTCCTGAAGAAAGAGCAAGAATTGAAAAAAGAACGGATAAAATATCACAAGTTGACGCATATCTAAAAAGTTTCTACACAGGACAAAATGATGAAGATGGAAGTAACTTAGGTGATGTTGAAAACCCTGAAAAAATTATACATCAAGCAGTTGGACCATTAAAGGAGGATTTGGCGGTGTGGTTTGGAACAAAGAAAAAACCAAAAGGAAGTAGTCAACCAAAAGGTCCTTGGGTTAATATCTGTAGAAAAAAAGAAGGTGGAGGACATCCACCATGTGGTAGACCTGAAGCGTCTGACAAAGGATATCCAAAATGTAGAGCCGCTGGTGTTGCATCAAAAATGACAGATTCTGAAAAAAGAAGTGCTTGTCAACAAAAAAGAAAAGCCGAAAAAAGTCATAATAAATCGGGTACGGGAAATTCACCAAAAATGGTGTCGTACAAACCAAAAAATGAATCAATGAAAAAGACAATAAAGTTAACTGAAAGTGAATTAATCAATCTTGTTAGAAAAGTATTAACAGAAGAGTCAGAACAAGAAAATAATAGAATTGGTCTATTAAAGAAAAAACCTGAATCTATGGTTATTATATGTGACGGTAAAAATGAATCAAATTTAGACCCAATTTTATATAACAAAATGTGTCATAGAAAAAAAATTGATGGTAGTAGTCCAAATGTAACTGAAGTTAGATTGTTATGTGATACCCTTGGATATCCAACAATAATTGCAAATGGTGTGAAAGAAGGTCCACGAACTATTAGTTATAATTGTCAAGACAAAAAAATTGACCATGGTTTAGAATCTATTGATTACAATTTAAGTGATGAAGATAAAATGAAACAAGGAGAATTAGATAAAAAATGGTTATCACAATTTTGTCAATTAATTAAAAACTCTCCAAAAAGGTTCAAATCTTGTTCATCAAAAGTATCCTAATAATCAACATTCATTAATTTTTCTTTGTGAAATTCACATTTAATAGATGTGTGCTTGGTCATTTTATTATCAATAACCATTGTAAAAAATTCATCCCCTACTGTATGACAGATTTTACCGTCAATATTAGTCGTACCTAATCTTCTTTTATGGGTAATAGTGAAATAAATGTGAATATGACCTGTAGAGTCTAAATTTAATTCTTTAATTTTTGCGTGAAAGTAATATTCCGCGTCACAAAACGTAAAAATATCTTTATCGTCAAGATTAATGAAAAAAATAATGTCTTGATTTCGTTTTAACAACGATAAGATAGGTTTGTCAGTTGAGTGGTAATGTGAAACCAAAAGAATACTTTTAGTGGTATCCATGTTTGGGATGTGTTGACCAATTAAAATATTTGAAATTAAAAGTACGATTGTTAGGATGATTGTTTTCATAGGTAAAGGTAGTTGTTTAAATTAATTAATTTATTTGGTTAGATGTATCAGTAACTTTTACCGTATCTATTTTTTTTGGTTCTATGACAATTTTAGGTGTCAATTTTGGTTTTGGTCTTTCAATGTAAACCGTATCATGTTCTATCACATTATCAGGAGGAAAAACAATTTCTTTTTTCACCTCAACTTTTTTTGTTTTAGGACTTCTACTTACAAAAGTAAGTAAAGTTATTGTAATTGCAATAAAAATTGGTGTTAAAAATATACTTAAACCAAAATAAAATGTTTTTTTAAATGGACTTGTTTTCATCATATCTTGTGTAAAATATTTTGAAGAGAATGCTTAATATTTGAAGTAATTTCTTTTTCAAACTCCATACGTCTTGACTCAACTTCATTATCGAATAAATTAACAATCGAATGCCATGATTTATCTTCTAAGAATACTGTATATGAATACACATGGTTGATTACTTTAACACTGTAATTTTCTAAAATTACGAAAATTTGTTGTTCTTCGTTTCTGATGTATCGTTTGTTTGAGATTGGAGTTAACAATAAGATTGTTTCATCTTTGTCAATCAATTTTTTACAAATTGCAATACAATCTCTTTCGTATGCGGACTTTTTAAGTTGGGGATTTGAAAGTCGAGCCAACTTAATATATTTTTGTTGGATTAGTCTTCTTAACTTGTGGGTAATGTGTTTCATAGTCTTATATCAGTATTTACTGACAAAGATACATGAATTTTTTAAATAAAAAAATAATTTGAGGAAAATTAACAATAAGTACCTGAACAACGTTTCTTACCGTCTAACCCTTTGATTTTACCTTTACATACTTGTACCGCATAACCGTTAGCATATGCTGAAGGATAAACTTTGAATTTTGACTTGGCAGCAGATTTACCTCTAGCACAAAGTGGAGTACCTGTCTTTTTCCTTCCCTCATTCATTTCTTCAAAATCTACATACTGAGATTCTTTGTCAAATTCGTTTTTTAAAAAATCAAAAACTTGGTCAATATTTGTTTTAGCCTCAGAAATGTGGTCGTCAGCCCAATCATGTCCATTTTGAATAATATGGTCTACTTCTGCAGGGTCCATTTCCATAATCATCTCTAATTGTCTTTTCATTTGTTTTAAATTTGAAAAGAACATATAGTTTGCATCTTCTTGTTCTGAAAGAACTTTTTTAACTATTCGGTTTAAATCTGATTCGGTTAATTTTACTGGTTTCATATTATTGTCTAAATGATGTGTTGTTTGTTTTATAGTTAACAATACTAAATGCCAACTGTTTCTTATAAGTATCTTTCTCACCTGAAGTGTTCACTTGGATATCTACATAATAGTCATTAGGTATTTTATCTCTTGTATCAAAAATGAAATAATACTCATTTGGTGTTCTGTTTACAGGTGTCCAATCTTGAACTAATACTTCAGTTGTTCCTTCTCTAACATAAACTCTGTAGAATGCTGATACATCTTGTAACGGAGCTTGACCTGTATACGCCTTTTTAATTGTAACCCCAACCTTTCTAATGTCGGTATTAAGGATTTGTTCGTTTTGTAATATACCGTAAAACTCAAATCCATATTTACTTGGTTCTTTAGATGTTGAACCAATTTGAATTCCTGCGGTAACTTGTTGTAATACAAATTGATTAGTGACATTAGGTAATGCTTGTCCGTTTATTGTTAAACCTGACCAAACATCGTAGTATTGACATGGGGTTGCACCTGTGAATCCATTTGGTACTATTACTTCATATACACCTCTTGTTCGTAAACAAGTTGATAATGTTGCCATACCTGGTACGGCATCACCATTTCGGTCTTCAATTCTAACGACAGGGTCAGAATCTAAATTGGCGAAATCACCATTTTGATAAATGTATAAATACAATTTATTTGTTTGGTTTTTCAAGAATATGTTACGGTCGTCTTTGATTAAGTCGTCGTATGTTGTTTGAAGGAATGGTTGATAGAAAGTTTGTGTATGTCTCGAAAAGAATGCCACACTATAACTGTCGGTTAAACCTGTTATGTTTTCAATTTGTGGTAGATACGCAATTCCCCAACCAGTAACACCAGTTATTGAACCATTTAATAAACCATTAATTTCATTGGACATATCCATGATAAGGTCTTCATTACCAAGTTCAAAATGTTGTCTTGCAACAATTGTTAAACCTGAGAAATTTACGGTACCTTCATTCTTATTATTATAGACCCCTGGTTGAGACCAATTACTAATAGTGGTAGTTTGATACCAATTTGATGGTCGAGTCGAGTACGCACGACTATCTACGTATGTAAGTGGTGTTGAACCACCGTTGGCACTATTCTTTGTTAGGTTAAAATCATTATAATCATAACCAACACCTTCATCCCAAGTTTGTGGGTTTCCTGTTGAACCTGATGTTTTTGGGATTCTAAATAAGATTAAATCAAATGAAGTTGCTCTCCTTCTTTCGTTTGACATGAACGTATTTAATAATTCATTATCAAATGATGAGGTATTTGTCATTTGTAAAACGTGAGTCATACCTGTTGTACATCCTGTGGAAACAACACCTGTTGCAATGTTTTCCCTCAACAAGTCTAAATCTAAATCAAATAAGAAACGGGTGTAACCAAAATTTGGAATTACGTAATCGGACGCACCAAAATTCAACTCGACAATAGGGTTTCTACCCGTATTAACATATGAATTTGAGATGATAGTATTATTCTTATCTATGTAGGACCTTAAAATTGACATTAATCGTTTTAATATAAATATCAATTAAGTCGAATATTTCCATTAAGAATTTTGGTATAGGCATTTTGCATCTCCGTTAACATGTTTGCAACACTTGAACCGTCTTGAGTAACTGGTACAGGAGGTAAACCTGGATATGCGTGAGTATGGGTTGTTAAGAATCTAACAATCAAATTAAGTAGTTCTAAAAGTTCTTCACCCCTAACTAAACTTGATGTTTTTGGTAATAGTTCATCAACAAAATTATCTAATGAAATACCATATAATGTGTCATCAAAGTTTATTTTACCCTTACCAGGAATTGACGATAATTGTGATAACAAATAAAGGGTATCACTTGCTAATGCCCCGTAAGTTGTTTGAGTATTTAAATAAGTTTGTTGAGGTACAACGGTTGTTTTAATATTTACAGGTTTTCCAACTTTATTCTTCGCATAAATTAATCCATATCCACCATCTTTAAGTGCGGATTTTAATTTAATTTGATTAAAGATACTTGAAACATTTGTGTAAGCGTCGGATGAGGTTGCCCCTGTCACTGATGATGATGTGATTTGAGAATATGTTAAATTGTTTGGTCTGTAAAAAATTGGGAATTTATTTTGTTCACTTGTAAACAATTGAATTCCTGAAACAGTATATGTCTGACTATTACAAGTCTTAATAAAATCATTAATAAATTTAATGGTTTCAGTTTTTGTTAATAAATTAAACGACTCAGACGCAACCAACGATTTAAGGTTTTCATTTACAAATGTACCTACTGTTAAATTTTTTGAATTAGTTGATAAATCAGGTTTTAATTGATAAAGATATACCGTACCCGCAAATTTGTCTTGAGTATTTTCAGGGTTGGTTATTGTCCATTCTATCAAGTACTTTACTTGTACGGTTACCTCATTTGTTTCTAAAATAGTCTTATTTGGTAATGGAACTTTTGATTGGCTAAATCTTGAAAGTTGTAAAAACCCTCTTTGTTGATTTCCAACAGGTACAATATTTGGTTGTAGTTGTGTTCCTTTAAATTTACCTGCTCTAATTAAAACCTCATCTTGTTTTACAACAACGTCAGCGCTTCCACGTCCTAATAATGCGTTGTCACCTGGCTCAGGAAATACTCCTTTATGTACGGCTTGGTCCGTGTAAGTCCCATCTTGGTTTTTTAAAGGTTTTGGGTTTTTTAATTGTGTTCCTGTTCCTGTAAATTTATTACCACCTTGATAAAACTCATATCCTGTTGTTGTTGGACTTGAGAACGTGTTTTGGATGTAATATTGGTTTTGATACTTAAAATCTTTGTTTGTATAAAGTATTTGAGCCATTTCTGTTGGCTTTGGTACTTGATACATGAAATATGGCATAAGGGGACTAAAAACAAATGGGTCTCTTGTTGTCCAAGCATCTTTTTGTTCGTTCCATGGGGGGTCTGTGATTGACCTAACAATATCATCGTAATTATCAATAAGCAACTTTGCTCGAATTCTACCCAACATCATCGGGTCCTGATTGTCCATCACCTGTACCTGAAAAAATATTGTATTATCTTGCATCATTTTCTTGATTGATATTCTTTAAGCATGTTATTATATAATTCCTCAACTTTGTCCAAATATAATGTTGATTTTATTATAGTATCTTTAGTTAAGTCAAACTCTGTAGTTAGCTTATCCATAACCTCAATTAATTTTGAGTTTGTTTGGTCCTTTAATTCGGACTGTAATTTTAAAATACTTTCAAATTCTTCTTTTTTCATATTACGTATACACCCCACTAATTTTAACAGGTCCCGCTGGAGATAATCCAATTGCCTGTATTTTACCATTTTGAGCCTTTTCTTTTTCAGCTGCAGTATTTGATGCTAAATTATACAACAACATTAAATTTGGTGAACCATCGGGCAATGTCCCTGTTGGTACTCCAAAAGATTGTAATACCTTAATCGTATTTATTGTTGTTCTTTCAGCCGATGTACCTGGTAAAAAGTCAGCTAATAATAGTAATGCTGCAGGTATTTTTGAACCTGGAGTTGCAAGACCACTTAACAATTTTAATATTATTAAAATATCATCAACCAATGATTTACATTTTCTATAATCATCAACTCCTCTTGCAACTTGTTGAAGTATTAAGGCAATATCGGTTAATCTTTGAATTGTTAAATATTTTTTATCTAAACTACCTTTTGCAATATCTTTAACAACAGAAGATAATAGATTAATTATATCTTTTTTTAATAACTCAAAAAGTTGTTTAATAAAAATTGCACCAATTTTGGATGTAACTTGTATATTAAAAGATTCAAATGTTTTTAAAAAATCAACTTGGTTATTAACTATGTTGTTAACTTGACCTGAAATGGTGTTACCACTTTGAAGAAAGGTATTTGCCGATGTTACCGCTTGATTATATAATCCTGTTGCATCATTTTGAACTACTCTCAATAATACAAATATTGGAAATAATACTTTTGGGCTTAATACTGACCCAGCAACCGCTACCGCAATTTGTTTAATAATATCTTTATTAACGGCAATTTGCAAATCAACATTAGTCGGTAAAAAAACTTTCCAATCTGGGTTTTCAAATAAAGAATTAGTTATATCGATAATATTTTGAACTTGTTCTTCAGTAGTTAAATCATCGTTTTCTCTAAATCCAATTAATCCGTCAATAATGGTTTCAAAATCTACAGGTAACTTAATATTATCACAAGCCTCAAATTCCATAACACCATTTTGGATGTTATTAATTCTTACATCAATATTTCGTAAATCTACTTCAGTTAATTCAAAAAATGACTCATCTACTCCGTCAAGTTCTGCAATTTTAGAAACACCACTAACATCAATTTCTCGTCTTGAATCAAAACATAAACCTAATATTCTTTGTAAGACTAATAAAAATTGTGATTGTTTTTGTATTTCATCCGAACCTAAATTAGCCTTAATTGATATTGCTCCCGAAAGTACGTTTAATAGGTTTGCGGTAAAATCTACCGAATCAAATAATTTAATAGTTGCATAATAATCTTCTAAAAAATCTACAACTTTGTTTTGTGTTCCACCAGTAATTGTTGCGGTGGGATTAACCTTTGATATAAGAGCAACTCGATAACAAGGTTGGTCAACTCCAAATTGGTTAGTTGGACTATATTGGAAATCAAATAAGTCTTGACCTGAAACTCCTTGATAGTATTTACCGTATTGACCTTTATATGAGTTTGATGAGTTAAACCCCGCCAACCTTAAATAAAACTCTTTATTCATTGGATACGGTTTTAATCCCCCATAAGGTCTAAATTCATTTGGTAAAACACTTGGTGTTGGTTTTTCGTAGATTACTTTACCTAATTTAGAATTTGTATCAACTTTTAAAATGCTTGCAATATCCATTGATTGTACAGGGACATATATACCTTGACCAACAGGTAAAGTTTCTAATGGATTAATTTCTAATTCTGAAGACGTAAATCCCTCAAATGTTTGTTCTTGAGAACAACCTAATGCACGAATAGATTCCTGACTAATAATTCTCTTAATATCAGGCTCTATTTTTGTAACGGTTTGTAATAATTTCTTTTTTAAATAATCTAATGTGGATGAACCAGAACCATTAGCCAATCCAATCATGTTTAACAATTCGTCAAATGAATTGGGTGGTTGTCTTAAGTATCTTTTTTGTTGTGTCGCAATTTTATTTAACCCTGATGCAATATCAGGTATTCCTTGAGACTCAGAATTACCCGCAGTACTTTTTAATTTTTTTGCGGATTTAGATACTTCAATGTATGACTTAATTGAAGATATATCGGTCTTTGCACTATCGTATCCTTGATTTAAATCTACTGGCATGTTACTTCATTTTGTACGATTCTTCATCGTTTGAAACATCCTTGTCAATCAGATTTTGAATTAAGTCGTCATCCAAATCTGCAAGTGAAAAAGATTCGGTATTATTATTATTTGATTTTTCCCAAATACTCGATTGTAGTTTAGATAAACTAATTTTCTTTTCAACACACTCGTTAACAATCTTTTGTTGTTTTTCAATAACAGGACCAATTGTCATCATGTCACCTGGGTCTTTTAACATAGATAACATTTTATTTTGAATTCTAATTGCAGTTTGTCTTTGTTCTACAAGTTCGTTATAGATTTCCTGCATTAAAGATAAAATAGAATCTTTAGTAAAATTAATTTCTTTGCGTTGAGGTCTTGGCATATATATAAATACTTTTTAATCAGTTTTCATTTTAGATTGGATTAAAATATATAATTTTTTAAACCTTTTAATTGAACTACGAATCTCTTTGGTACTTAAATTAGTCATTTCTCTTAATGAAAGTAAAATAACATTTTTATTAAATTTGTTATTGTCCGCACTTGAGAATATTGCCTCATAATTTTCAAATAAATCAATTAGGGCGTACCCTAATTTTTTTTCATTATCATTTAAATTTTCAGTTTCAATAAAATCTCGTAGTTCTCTTAAATATTGTGCAATGATTGCCGTTGTATCTACAACATCTTCATCAATACGATACATCATATCGGGTCTTTCTTCAATACTTTGAGACATATCTTCATAAGATACTTTTCTGTTAATTTCTTTTTGGTCTTTAATTATTTGACCCATTAAATAATTTTTACAGATTGTACCAAAATACGAATATGCCTTTTTTTCTTTTGAAGGTTTGAACTTATCAACCTTTGTCATTAAGAATGAATGAGTATCACAATGGATTTCAGTAAAATCCATATCTTTCCGATATAACTTATATCTTCGTATGATAGATGAAATCATCTTATCGAGAGGTCCTCGTAAGTATTCATTATATATTTTGTTCTTTTCTTCTGAGGTTTCGGCTAATAAAAAACTTCTAACCGCATCCTCTTCTCTAACATCAAAATAATTTACATTTACCGTTTTTCTACCTCTTTTTTTGGATGAAACATCTTCTGTTGTTGCAGATAGAGTTTCTAACATTATACATTGTCTGATTGATATTTTATGTTTCTATCATCAACAAAGAAATATTCTTTTTTTGCGGTTTGAACCCAAAATTTAACTTCGTCTTCTAACATTTGTTCTTCACCAAATTTATAATTCCAAAATATAGAACCTTCTCTCATGTTAGTGTGTTTGTAACCAAGTTTAGGTATTGTCATTATAGACACCGAATTATAAGTCAATCTTAGCAAGAACTCATAAACAAATGTTAATTTAATTGATGATTTAAAACCTCCAAAATCTTCAATAACTGATTTTTTAATGACACATCCAGCAGTTTGGAAATTTTGATAATCTTGTAATGTTTCGTTTGTTAAGAATCCCATTTCTTGTGTGAAATTTGCAGCAAAAGTTGCTTCATTTGTAAAACCTGCAAACATACCCTTTTCGTCAGTTTCAACAACTACAGGTAAAAACGCTTGTACGTTAGGATATGAGTCAACATATTTTTTAACATTTTTAAACCAAATAGAAGAGTATTCGTCATCAAATTCAAACAAAGAAATCCAAGTGCCTTTAGAGTTACTAATTCCATAGTTTACTTGTTCACAATAATTTGGGTCTTTATCCCACAATAATTTAACAACATTTAAAGATTCAAAATCATAATTATTTAAAAAATTAACTAACGATTCTTCTGACGAATGAACGATAACTAACTCTTCAATTTCAATTGATTGAGTTTTAATTGATGTGATAGCCTTTTCAAAATACTCATCAAAATTTCTTGCTTTTGACGATTTAATTGGTAATATAACTGATAATGATAATTTAGTATTCATATTATTCTTCGGTTTTAGAAATTTGTTCTTCAAATGAATTTGCTCTTATGTTTAGATATTCTTCGAATAATGAAGTAACTGATGAGTCAAATTCTTGTTTATTTGTGTAGTTTTCAACTGTTTTTTTCATGTTATCGTAAAGTTCAGGTTTGATATTATCTTCTAACCAATTCTGAATGAAGTCTGCAATAAAATCACAAATCATATTTGGGTCACTAACCCAAACACCATTATCTTCATTCATCCACTCAGGTTGAGTATAAGGTACTTTACCAATAACAGGAACACCTGATGCCATAGATTCTAATGGGAATGTACCAAACCCACTTTGTTCGTCCATCCAAACACTGACAAAACAATCACGTAAAGAATTTGAAAATTCTTTTTCTGAAAGACCTCTCAAATCTCTAAATGTGAACCATCTATATTGTGGGAATTTTAGATAAAAAGTTTTAATGATGTTAATTGTATCTTCCTGTTCTTTAGTGTGAACACCAATGATTGGCATTGGAGGTAATTCTTTTGGATAAAAACTGTCGGTAATTAATGGTTTAACAATATCAAAACTAGTTTGTCTCATCACGTTCTCAATATACTCTTGTTGTTTTTTTGATGTTGTTATACATTTAAAGAAGCCATATTGAGACCAACTTTGTCCTGGTTGTAATGTCTCAACAATGTGAGAATAATTTTGAGTTAAAACAATTTTACCACAAGGTAAATTTTTAATCTGTTCCATGATAAATCCAAAAATTTCAGGTACAATAATGAAATCTTCTGGTGAAATTTCCAAATTTTGACCTTCAATTGATTTATGAGGAATTGACATATATTCTTCATCCATCCAAGCTACAACTCCAGCATATTCATTTTTCTCGTGAAGAATTATTGGATTAAATCCTGAATCTAAAAGAGATTTTGCCATTTGATAAATTAATCTAACAGAGGCTTTGGCGTTTCCTTTAGTGTCTTGTACTAAGAAATAAATTCTTGATTTCTTATTTCTTAGATTTTGAATTGATAGTTTTACTTTTTCGTTTAACGATGCGTCCATATTAATAGTGATTTATAAGTTTTTTATTTAATAAGCTATTGAAAGATAATCTAAATGGGATGCTGGTATTATTACTTGATTTCATACCTAATTTCTCATCTATTTCCTCATGTTCTGTTAAAATGGTATCCATTAACATTTTAACCATTTCAAATTTTATTATATTAATTTTCATGTCAGTTGAACCTGAAAATTCGTCTTCTTCGACTTCCTCATCAGGTTTAATACTCATGTCTAAATATTCTTCAATTTTATCCAAATCGAAATAGTAGTTTTCACCTAATACCTTAATCATATAGTTCTGTTATTTTTGTTTTTAAATCTTTTAAAGTGGTTATTGAATGTTCAATATTTATATCTGTATTATATAATGTCTCATATTTAATAACTCTTTTACCTTTTGGGTAATTTAATAATAGTTTAGGATTTGCCGTAAGTAAAACGTCTACGGAGTCCCAAAGTGAATTTATTGTAGATTCACTGTAAAATTTAACCGTCTCAACCAAACATCCAAATTTTGAAATGAAGAATAAAGATGCTGGTTTTGATTTACCCATTTCATCCGAAACGATTAATATATCGTGATTATCCCTCAAGTCTAAGTAAAACTCATTAAAATCCATCATACTTGAATTTTCAACTGACCCTGCATGTCCAAAAATTTCCATAGTATGTTCTTTATATAAAAAATTATATAATTCATCATCGTCTTTAAATTTAAGGTGACTACTAATGTCTAATGTGGTTAAATCTGATATTACTTCGTATTCAGATTTTTCTTCATCTTCTTTAAATGGGTTTTCTAAATACCATTTTTCATATTCTTGTTGGATTTTTTTAAGGGTGTCTCTCAAAACTCCATTTAATTCTATACCAATTCTCATTCTACTTCGTTATCGTATTTTTGTAATATTTTAGTGATTAAAGGATTTCTAACAATGTCTTTTTTATCTTTAAATTCAAAAGTTGAAATTACACTTGAATCTCTAAACTTTTCAATCGCATCCCATAAACCGCTATGAGTTTTGTTTTTGTAACGGTCCGACTGTTCAACGTCTCCTGAAATAAAAAATTTACTATTAAATCCAATTCTTGTTAATAAAAGTTTCATTTGACTTGGAGTTGCATTTTGACCCTCTTCAAAAATTAAAATAGAATTATCAATATTCATACCTCTCATGAATGCTAATGCAAAGACTTCAATCACTTCAAGTTCTTTTAATTTTTCTCTAGTTTCTTTTCCAATAATTTTATTTAACAAATAATAGGAAGGGAAAATATAAGGGTCTAATTTTTCTTCAACATTACCTGGTAAACTACCTAATTTTTCTTCCGCTTCAACTGCGGGTCTTACAATAATAATTTTTTCGTAAGGTGTGTTTGGGTCTGATAATAAATCAATTGCCGCTTTCATTGTGATATAACTTTTACCAACACCTGCAGGTCCTGAACAAATTGTTACTTCGCTTGAAGTGAGAACATCATAATAATTTTTTTGTGTTTGAGTTAAAAACTTTTCTTTTGTTTTTCTTTTTATGATTGAACAAATGATTTCTTTTTTGCTTCTTGGGTTTTTTTCTTCATGTACCAAAGGTGTTGGTGTTGGAGATTTTCTACTTGGTTTTGTTGCCATTATTTATTTTTAGTGTAATAGTTTATCCAATATTCTAACATCTCGTCGAGCATTGTTTCAAAGGTATAATTAGGTGACCATCCTGTTATTGATTTTAATTTTGAAGAATCTCCTTTTAAATTATGAAGTTCTTCGGGTCTCAAAAACTTCTCATCAGATTTAACATATTTTTTATAATCTAATCCAAATTTAGAAAAAGTGTATTCACATAAGTCTTGAACTGAATGTGAAATACCTGTAGAACATACATAATCATCGGACTTATCTTGTTGAAGTATCATCCACATGGCTTCTACGTAATCTTTAGCATGACCCCAATCTCTTGTTGCGTCTAAATTACCAAGTTTAAGTTCATTAGATAATCCTAAATGTATTTTTACAACTTCTTTACAAACTTTATTTGTTACGAAATTTGTACCTCTTCTTGGTGATTCGTGATTAAACAAAATACCATTAGAAATAAACATACCGTAAGAGTTTCTATAGTTTCTTGCGATGTTATAACTATATACTTTAGCACATCCGTATGGAGATACTGGATTCATCGGGGTTGTTTCTCTTTGATATCCATCTTTATCAATACAATTTCCAAACATTTCGGAAGACGATGCTTGGTATATTTTAATTGATGGTTTAATCAGTTTAACGGCCTCTAATAAGTTAAGAGTTCCAAGACCAGTGACGTTTGCTGTGTATATAGGTTGGTCAAATGAAATTCTAACATGCGATTGTGCGGCTAAATTGTAAATCTCATCAGGATTAACTTTTTGAATAACGGAAATTAACGAAGACAAATCAGTTAAATCTGCATAGTGTAAATTGATTTGAGTATAGATACTATCCAATCTTGCGGTTTGATTTTCAGCGACTGAATTTCTTTTCAATGTACCGTGAACTTCATAATCTTTCCCAATTAAAAATTCCGCCAGATACGAACCATCTTGTCCATTTATTCCTGTAATAAGTGCAATTTTTTTTGTCATGTTAATTTAATCTTTTATAGTTTAAATTTGAGTTTGATAATATTGAGAATGTTGATAAATTAGATTTTGTACAATATAATTTTTTTGTCATCCCTAATGTATACGCACCAAACACAATTTCTTTTATGTGGTTTTTAGTTGATTCTTCATCTTTATTCATTTTAAAAAATGGGTTACTATCCAACTCTGAAGTACTAAATTCGTCAAAGGTTATTAATCTATTACCATATCTTTGTTTGAATTTATTTAAATCGTCTACATTGTCAGACATTAAAAATATGTTTTCAAATTCTTCTTGTTCAATTGAACTAAAAATATTATCCAAAGGTATTGTTGGAATATGATGTAGTATCATATCTGTTGCTCTTCTATGGAATCCAATAGTATTTGTAAAATCAATTTGAGAATGTCTTGATGAGAATAGATTTTTCATTTCATCGTTTAACACCAAATGCTCTTTAATGATTTGTTCACAAGTTTCAAATTTTTCTTTGGTGAAAGTTGTTTCATCATATGGGTCAAAACGAGTCAGTGTATCCAACCATTCAATGTTGGAATAACTATTAAAGTTTAATTTATAATCTTCAGTATCTTGAATAAAACAAACATCAAAAATGTTTCCTTTACCGTATCCATATATGTCGAATAAATCAAAATAAACTTTAAATTTTTCGTTTGGATGATTTAACTTTGCATTATAAATGTGAATAATCCCTTCAGTAATGTATGAAAAATATCCTCTCTGATGAATATCTTTGCCTCTTGCTGGTTTTGTAAATCTCAACATATTTTAATATTTTAGTAAGATATCACAAACTCTATCGATATCTTCTTTTGTCATCTTATCATGGTTTGGAACATAAACTCCTCGTTCATCGATTATAGAACAATTAGGTAATTTATTTTCACCATACAATTTTTTATAAAATGGTTGTGTTCCCATAGACCCTGAAATTAAAGGTCTACAGGCAATGTTATTTTCTTCTAACTCCTTTATTAATCTTTGTTTGTCTTCAGGTGTTTTAGTAATAACAGGAATTGCAAAATTTGATGTAAACTCATCATTAAATGTTTTTGGAAACCAAATTTTACCCTCCAACCTTGATTTATAATATAGGAAATTTTGGAATCGATTACTAATCATTCCGTCAACTTTTAACAATTGTTGGATTCCAAGTTGTGCTTGTAAATCTGTACTTCTTAAATTGAACCCTGGTATGTAAAATGTGTAAAGTGCTGAGAAATCCGAAATTTCCCATTCTTTTCTTAATTCTTGTTGTTTTGACTCAGGTAAATCTCTATCCCATCCATGACTTCTAAGTTGTAATAATGTATGGTAAATCTCCTCATCATTTGTTGTAATAACACCACCCTCAATTGTGGACATCGTATGACCAAAATATGTTGAAAATGAAGACATCAATCCAAAGTTACCTAACTTAGTTCCTTTAAATTTAGTCCCTTGAGATTCGCAATTATCCTCAAGTAAAATCACATCATATTTTTGGCATAACTCAACTATTGAATCCATGTCAGGTGACAATCCTAATACCGAAACTAATAGTAAAACTGATGGTTGTTCTGTTTTAAACACCTCTTCTAAATGTTTTAAATCAATTGATAAATTATCTAAATTACAATCAATTAATAAAGGTTTCATATCAAACTGAAGTACTGGTGATAAGTCAGTTGCCCAACATAACGCAGGAACACAAACTTTATTATTCTTCATTTTGTTAAGTACTCTTAGAGCGTATAACATAAGTAAATTCGCGGATGAACCAGAATTCACAAATATTGAATATTTGGACCCTAACCATTCACACCATTTTGTTTCAAACTCAATTGTTTTAGGTCCTTTAGTTAATCTTGGATATTCCTTTAACCATTGAATTAAATTGTCAATATCTTGATTGTCAATTGTATCTTGAATTAAATCTATTTTTTTCATTTTCTAGCGTTTTCGTAATTGTTTATAAACCAATCGATAGTTTCATTAATACCCTCTTCAATTGGCTTAAACTCAAAATCTTTAATATCTGACGCCGCTGGTTTTCTAAATTGACCTCTTGGTTTAGTTTCGTCAAACACTAAATCGTTATCATTAAATCCAAATTTTTTGGTGATTATATTTGCAACCTCCATCACAGAAACTTCGGTCTCATCTATCATCATACAATGTTTTTCAGAATTCCAATTAGTTAAAGACCACACAATTAATTTTGCCATATCTTCTGAATAAACAAACTGTCTTAATGGTGAACCATCCCCCCAAATAACAAATTTTTCATTGTTTTGTTTTGCTAAATATGCTCTGTGAATCATACCAGGGATTAAATGACTATCTTCTAAATTAAAATTGTCATAAGGTCCATAAAGATTTGTTGGTACTACTGAGTACCAATTTTTCTTTAAAACATCCCTAAAGATTTGTGTTTCATATCCTGATAATCTTTTAGCATATGAGTACCCATAATTTGATGGGTGTGGAGCTCCTTTATCAATTTGGTCTGAGGTTAATGGATAGACAATATTCTCATGTGGGAAAATGCAAGTTGATAATATATTTACAAAATTATCAATTTGAAGAATTGAACACGCTTTAATTACATTACTATTAATAATGTAGTTGTCATTAAAAAATGTTTGGTTATTGTTCATGTTCGCATTAACACCACCAACTTTAGCTGCGGTATGAATAACGGTATCCACACCTTCATTTAATACTTTATCTTGAAAGTATTTAAATGTTTCTTCATAATTTGTTAAATCAACATCTTTTCTTGTGTGGTATACGTGACCATCACCTAAAACTTTTTTTAATGCTCTTCCTAATAATCCATTTGAGCCTGTAACTAATATTTTCATAATTTAATCCATTTATCACAATATAAGTCATTAGTGTTCAAATGTGAATTGGAAATACCAAACCATTTTGACGGTATAATGACTTGTTTATTTTCATTTTGATTCATCCATGCCCCCCACCAACTAAATGTAGAATTTGCCAATATGTTATTATTACACATCGACATCAAATACAAATCTTCGTAATCTAAATTGTCCGACACAAATGTTTTATTATTTAAGAAACTAAAATTTTCTTCACACCATTTAATGTCGTCAGAGAATATTAAGAAATGTTTATCTTCACCAATAAGATTAATTGCTTTTTGGTAATATTCTATTGGTTGGATTGGGTGGTGATTTTGTAAACCTAAATAATCTCCACGTCTGACGTGAATCGAACAAGTATCAAGTTTTAATAGTTCACCGTATTTGTTAATTAATTTTTGATTTGTTTCATCATCAATTTTAAACAATTCCAATATTTCGTTTCTATAATCCATGAAATATTTTTCACTTTGAAAGTGACCATATAATTTAACGTTACCGTCAATTTGAGGTAGCGGAGTATATGAGAATCCCGATTCACCTAATGGAGTAAAATCAGTAACACCATTAATGAACTTAACGTTTCTAAAAATATTTGATGTGTAGTTTGAATATGGTTTATGAGGTACCATTGAATCGGACACATCACATAACAATTCTTTATTATCTCTTAGACATAGATAATAAGCCGTGGATATCTGGAATAGATAATTTCCTAATCCACCCATTAATTTTGTTGATACAAAACTCATTAATATAATCTTTTAATATATCCATTTGGATTGAAAGTGGCGTTTTTACCAAAAAAATCACACCATTTTCTATCAATTTGGAAATTAGGGTTATTGGGTAAAAATTCACCTATTGCTCTTAGTGGACCACCACTATATTGTTGTTCAAGACCAATATGGTTTAATGCCCCGTCTTCAATAATAAAATAAGAATTAACAGAAACCAAATCTTTAAATTTATTCATAGCTATTTTTACATGACTATATAGGTGAGACCCATCATCAATAACCAATATGTTATTGTAACCTTCGGCATTTTTTAAATCATAACCTTCAAAACCTCCTAAAAATCTTTTAATTCTTGGGTTATTGACAATTAATGGGTGCATTGGGTATTCCATGATATCCATGGTGTGAATCATACCATTACCTAATAAATCTAACATATCTGCCATGTAGAGAGCCGATGCCCCATGGTTAGTGCCAATTTCAATAATTAAATCGGGTTTAACCTCATTAATAATCATTTGGTATAGTAGATAATCAAAAGGGTCTTTAATTAGTTTAATACCACGATAAGATACTTTGTGGTGACCCTCACTAATTGATTCGATTGAGAAAGAAATTTCGTTATCCATATTAAGAATTTTTAACGAATTCAATAACTTCATCTCTTAATGTTTCTCTGAACTTAGCGTATTTGATACTCCTTTCGTAATTTTCTTTAACGTAAGGTGACATTTCATTGTATGTTTCAGGGGTAATTGAATTACAAACATTAACGATATCTTCTAATGTATTAACTATGAACATACCTTTAACATCAAAAAAGTCCTCAATATTTGGACATCCTAAATAAATTGGAATTGTGTTGGTTTGAAAACAATCAACAAGTTTTTCACTGAAGTAATTTGGTTGACATACATTTTCAATTGCGATATGATATTGAGAATAGAATAATTCATTTTTTCTATCTCCATCTTGCATAACTCTATTAATTGTAGGTTCTCCTGTGTATGGATTATTCCTACTATTGAATAGATGTAATGGTACTGAAGTAATTTGGTCTGTTACTGTTGATAATTCTTGTCTTACAATTTGATTTGGAGTTAATCTTTTACCCCCAACAATTGAAGTGACACAATATTCTTTTTCTGAAGTTAAATCAAAATCTAAAATCCAAGACATTCCGTGTGGAAATAATCTCGCGTTTGGACAATTATCTAAAACTTCTTTATGCCAAGTTAAAATCAAATCAAACTCCTCATGTCTACCAATTACAATATCTCTTAATCCTGAGATTTCATTTGGTTCAACAGACCAAAGAACTCTTAAACATTCTTTAGGTCCTGATGGGAACGTGTCTACGTATAACTCACATGGTTTATCTGTTTGAATATCTACTCGAATATCCCAATTTGAAATTTTGTTTACTGTATGCATATTTTATTTTTTAACTAAAAGTTTAGATGGGATTCCAACATATACTTCAGGTTCATCCCCCAAAATGTCTTTAACTACAGCAGTTTGAGCACCAAAAGTTTTATTTGACCCGATGTTCAATCTATCTCTAACAATACATCCTGTTCCAAATTCATTAGAAGAACCCATTGTTATTTGACCTGAAATATGAACACCAGGATTTGTGGTGCAATAGTCGCCAATAATTGTATCGTGACCAACCGTGGTATTTAAGTTTAGTGTTACGTAGTCACCAAACGTGACATTAGAAGTAACCACACAACCTGGTGAAACAATACCGCCACGTCCTAAATTTTTTTTATCCATTAATACAATTGCTGACGGGTCAACAATTGTTTCAGATGGTACTAACCCTGATGATAGTGCCTTTGTAACTAAAATCTTTTTTATTTTTGGACTACCAACGGCAACTATAAATTTATAGTTTTCTTTAAATGACCAATCTTTAACCACAGGAAATACTTCACCATCAATATCAAATGATGTTTGACCATCATCTAAATCATTAACAAAAATGAAATTAGTTATTTCAGGTTTTGCTCTTTTTACATAATAGTAAAATTCTTTTGCAAGACCTGCAGCACCTAAAATTACAATACTACTCATCCTTCTATTTGTTGGTTAACTTTTATCACTTGTTCGATTACATAATCAATATCCTCATCGGTTAAATTCATATGTAATGGTAATGTTATTAATTTTTCAGATATTGTTAAAGAATTTGGACATGTCCCAAATCCATGTTTGTACATTTTATAATTGGTATTGTCTCTATAATGAACTCCAGGATAAACTCCATTTGAGTTTAATAATTCCATGAATTTATTTCGTTGATTTACAACAATTTGAAATAAATGTCTTGACGATAACACACAATCGTTATGTGTCTTTATGGTTTGAATTCCATGTTTGGTTAATTCGTTTTCATATTTTTCACAGATTTCTCGTCTTCTGTCATTATCTTCGTCAAGGTATTTTAAACCAACCAATGCCATTGATGCCATTATTGAGTTTCCGTGGTATTTGTAACCAACATCAACTAAGTCGTATTCCCATTTATAATTTCCTTTATCGTTACTTCTTTGGTATGTGTCTTTATCAATACCTAACCAAGATAGTTTTCTTACTAAAGTATCGTAGTCCTCATTTGCAAAACAAATCATACCCGAATCTGCGGTTGGTAAGTTCTTAACAGCTTGGAAACTAAATACGGTTACATCGGCACCATGACCGACATGTTCAACTTCACCTGTTGATGGGGTTTTTGCAAATGTACCTGACATGTGAGCCGCGTCTAAAATTAACTTTAACTTATGTTTTTTACATAATTCGATAATTTTATAAAGTTCACCAGTGTTACCACCAATACCAATAAACAAAACTGCTTTTGTTTTTTTAGTTATTTTTGATTCTACTGATGCTGGGTCTAAACACAAATATTCATCCACATCTGCGAATACAGGTTTTAAATTTTCATACATTATTGCATGATTTGATGATACAAATGTTAATGGACTTGTAATGATTTCATCGTCATCGGACCATTTATTTGCATCCTTCAATATTTTCACCGCCAAATGAAGACCTGAAGTATTTGAGTTTATAAAATGAGCATGTGGTAATCCTGTATAAGATTTCCATTCATTTTCAATTTCAACGGTTTTAAATCCTAAACCAGTCCATCCCTTGTCTAAACAAGTTGACATGTGTTCAAAGATTTCTTCGTTTCTAAATTTTGGGATAAATAATTGTATGTTTTTCATATTAAAAATTTTTTATTACAATAATCGACATCTTTATAATGCCATTCACTATGTTTTGATGATAATTGACTGGTTAAAGTGTGGTCACCAATCCCAACCGCAATCCTATAATCTTTTAATACTCCAGGATAACCATATGTTATAAACATACGATACCAAAGTTCACAATCAATCATATATAAAACTTCAGGGTCAAAATATTCATCACGAGGAATTAACCCAACACTTGGACACCCGACAAAATTAATACCTTTAATTAAGTGTTTACCATCACCTTCAATTCTTGGAATAATAGGGTTTGTCCAACCACCATTACCATAATCGTAGTGAATACATCCACTAATAACCCATTTATTACCTTCATCTAACAAATCAACCATTAATTGAATAGAATCTTCACCAACCATAAAGTCGTCTAAATTCATTAATTTGATATAATCCCCAGTTGAATTTTTAATTGCATTGTTTGTGTTATGTGCGGGCCATCCAATATCCTTAGTATTTCTTAAATACATTATATTATCCAATCCCAAACCTTTAATGTAATTTTCAATATCATCGTCTTTTGAATGGTCGGACACAACTATTTCTATATTTTTATAGGTTTGAGAAAGAATCGATTGGATGTTCTTATCAATAAATTCAACACCTCTACCATTTGCTTCGTATGATGGAATACATACTGAAATTTTTGGATTAAAGTTTTCAGACATTTTGTAATAAATTATATTGTGGTTTATTTCTGATTATGTTAACGGTTGATGACACTTTACCCATATTAACTTTGTGGTCATTTAATGGGTTAGATTCATTATAGATATATAAGACATCTGGAATATATTTAAAGTGACTTTTTCCCGACATTTCTAACATTGGAAACATAAATGATAAATCACCCGCAACACTCCAGTATTTTCCTGAACCATCTTTTAAATCTTCTTGATTTATTTTTTTCCATAACCAAGACTTCCAAGTTCTCATGTGAGATAATGTGAAAGTTTGGTTTCGAACATTTGTGAAATTTCTTGGGGGATTTGCAAACCCTGGTCTACCGTCATGGTATTTAAATGAACCACTTGTCATCCAAACATTTTCATCTTTATATGTTTCATTAATAAAGGTTAAAACATTTGAATTTGGTAACCAATCATCACCATCAATCTCAACACAAATTTCATTATCGGGAATATCTAATCCACGAATTACTTGGTCGTAATTTCCTGGTTGATACATTTTTTCTTTATTTTCAATTAGGATAAATCTATCATCACCTGATATTGTTTTTTTAATTATGTCTACCGTATTATCTGTAGATATGTCATCAGTTATATAACATTTGAAATCTTTAAATCTTTGAGACATAATACTCAATAAAGATTTTTCGACAAAGTTTTCACAATTATATGTTGTCGTTAATACTATCATTATAAATTAATTAATATTCCTTCAGGGGTTGTACCTGGTTTATAAAATTTTAATCTTCCGTTATATGATTCGGATAATGTGTTTAATTTATTTGCAACTTCAGGAATTTCAATAACATTAACACTATAACCATCATTTAACAATTCTATACACAATTGAAATTGTTGGGATTCCTCAACGATATTAGAACCTTTTTTATACGTTATGTGGTTCATAACAAATGGAATTTCTTTTGTTGGATTTTTTTGAATGTAATGTTCTTTAATGAACAAAATATGAGATTGGTTGAATGTGTTAATACATGAAATTAAATCAGTATTTACTTCAACACTTTCAGCAAAATGTTTTAATGCTTTATTATCTCCATTGATTGTTGGACCACCAAAACCAAATCCGTAATTCATGTGTTTTTTACCAATTCCTGAATCACCACCAATTGCAGTTAATACCATATTAACCTCATTCTCAATACCTGATTTGGTAATAATTTCACCTAGCATATTAGCGTAACTAATTTTTGCGGATAAAAAAGAATTGATTCCAATCTTTGTTATCTCTGCAGCCTTTGAAGACATCGTATAAACATTAACAAGAATTTTTTTAACTTTAGTATGTAATTGAATTAATTCATTTGTTAATTCTTGATACTCTGTACCAATTAAAACCATTTCATGATTTTCAATGTCTTTTACAATCTCACCTTCATTTGTGAAGAATGGATTGTATGCGACCTGAATATTAAACATGTTTAATCTTTGTTGTATTTGGTCCACTTCACCAGGATTTGTTGTAGAACATATCACCACTTTCTTATTATAAAGTTGAACATCTTGTGATGACAAAGTATAAAATTCTGAAATAACGTCAAATACTTTTGCAGTGTCGTAGTTACCATCAATATTGGATGGGGTAGGTGAGAAAATAAAAATGATATCAGAATTCTTGATTACATCGGTATTATTTGTAGTCGCACTAAACTTATTAGTGTCAAATAACATAGATTGAATTAATGGTTCATTTGTGATACAAATCTTTTGATTAAGATTAAAAACATAATCTTCATTACTATTTGATACTAAGACTTCATAACCTTTTTTTTCGCACAATAAACCAAATGATAAACCAATCACATCAACACCAATTAAACCTAATTTCATTATGAAAGAATTTTAAGATATTCGTCTTTTATTTGTTGGGCAACATTCAGAGTATAGTATTTTTCAATATCGGTTGGGGGTTCGTGTTTTTCTTTGGATAAAATAAAACCACCTTTATCTACTTTATAAATCCAACTTGATTTGCCACACATCCAACTTTCAATTGTTGTTCTACCTAATTGAATTCCTGCAGTTTCATAAGATTTTAAAATAAAGTTTTCAACTTTCCAAGTTGATGGGAAATGTTTAACATGGTCTTCTAATAAAACATTTTCTAAATAATTTCCATTATTTTCTCCGACTAACCAAAGTTCTTTTCCAATTTCTCTTGTGTATTCGACTAAATCTAAAATGGTTTCTTTTCTCAAATAATCTATGGTACCAACAAACAACACATAATTTTCATCTGATGTGTTTTTAGATTGGAATTTTTCATTATCAATTGGATTATAAATAACCTCAATCATTTCTTCAGGTATTTCAAAATTATTAATCATGTGGTCCTTAATTTCAGGACGAATTGCAATATATTTTTTAATTGTTGGGTCGACAACAGGGTCTTCAACAGAAATCACTTCTGAATGAATTGCACATATTTTAGGTAATTCAGGATACATGTTAAGAATTCTTTCAGCAACTGGTTTATGTTGGAAATGGATAATATCATAATCAACATCTGATATTCTATATAGTGCATTTGGTGTTGATGGTTTAAATCCTTCAGGAGTATTCATACCCCATTGTCCGTCACCAAGTTTAAATCCTGGAGCATTTTCAAATGAAATGCATTTAATTCCAAGTTTTTTTGCCATATCAGTTACTGGACCACCAATTTGTGATAGAACTGTAACACTGCAATTTAATTTGAGTAAACTTTTTGCTAACTCAAAAACATATAATTCTGAACCCGTAAAATTTTTAAATGAAATACAAGATAATAAAACTTTTAATCTTTTATTTGGGTCAAAAGGAATTTTTGAAGGTAAGTTTTCTCCATATTTATTTATAAAAAAAACTCTATTATCTTCCCATTGTTGATTTGTTTGTCCAATGGATTTATGAGTAACTCTAATATTGGTGATAACACCAATTTTAACATCTTCAATATGATTTCTAAAACAAAAGGCAATATCGTAAAAATGGAAACCTTCAAAGTCTTCGTCAAAAGTTTTTTTAATTCTTGATTTACTTAATGCAATAAACAAACCATCAACAATAACACTTTGTTTAATTGATTTGTTAAAGTCTTCAGAATATTTTGATGTCCATTTTTTACCATCACTTTCGTGATTAACAATACCAATCATGTCTTTTCTATTATTGGTTTCCCACCATTTACCTGTCTCAGATAAATTGGTTGTACCCGCAACACCTATAACGCCAAAATCACTTTTATCAAAGTGTGTTTTAAGTTTATAAGACCAACTTGATGTGTCAAAATAAATGTCATCATGGCAAAGAACAACTAAATCATTTACCGACTCCGCAAGGATTTCATTATAAACTTGTGATAATGATTTTTCACCGTTATTAATTTTTTCAATAACTTGAATTTTTTTTGTCCCCGAACTTTTTTTTAAGTACTCGATAAATTGGGGGTTATGTTCTCTTGTTGAATATCCTACTGTAATCATTTTTTAATTTTTAAATCCCTGTACTACCAAATCCGTTATCACCTCTATCTTTTTCATTAAGGGTATCAACTTTTTCAAATCTAACATATTTCCCGTTTATTACAGGACATAATACTGCTTGACCGACTTTCATACCTTTAGGTATCATCACTGTGTAATTATTTGTGTTAAACACAATTACTTGTATTTCACCTGTATATCCTTGGTCAACAGTCCCTGGTGTGTTAAGAACTGTTAATCCTTGTTTAATGGCTAAACCACTTTTAGGTCTGACTTGTATTTCATAACCTTCATCAAAAGAAACTTTAATTCCTGTTGGTACTAAAATTCTACCAAACGGACCAATTGTTAAATCTTGTGTTGAGTGTAAATCAAATCCTGAGTCTGATTCATATGCGTATTTTGGAAATACTGCATCATCATGAACTAATTCAACTTCAATTGTTTTAGTTCTTGCGTTTCTGTAAATCTCTTCTTCCAAGTCATCAAATCCAATACCCAAAATATCTTCAAGTTCTTTTTGATAATCTTCATCAGGTTCAATACCCGATTCTAATTTTATTTTTTCAAATTGTTTTAAAATTTCCTCGTAAGCTGTTGGGTCAAATCCCAATTCATTTGAATTTTCCATTATTTTAAATCTATTAATTTCTTAATTACATCAATTAACACTGAAACATCTTTCTCACAATATTTTACAATACCTTCAATATCGTTTTTAACCCAAAACGCTTCATGTACTTTATTACCTGTTATTTCCATTGTCTTAGATGATTCAACACCCAAACAAACACACATAAGTTCAAGAGATGCGATGGAACCATATCCACCATATTGCCAAACTTCTTTTGTGTCTAACGCTTTAATTTCCCATGGTTTTGTGTCATGACCTGGTAAAATCTTAGGTGGCATAATTCCATTCATAATCATACGTTTTGCTAACATAGGAATATCAAATCCTTTTACGTTATGACCACATAAGAAAAATCCAAGTTCACCAACTCGATATAAAAGTTTTTGAACTTCTAATAACATTTTTTTCTCATCAATATCACTGAATGATTGCATTTTAACTTCACCACTTTCGGTAACAAATGCAACACTAACACAAGCAATTCTTGCAAATTCAGGAACTAATGCCGAACGATTAACAAACATTTGACCAACACCATTTGCTCCGTCTTCAGGAAACCTTTTTTGGAACCAATCAAAGTAGTGTTCGAATTGAAAGGAAAGGGCTTCATTATGTTTAACTAATGAATCCCAATCAGGTTGGACACCAACAGTTTCGATGTCCAAGAATAAAATTTTTGTTAATGGTATGTTAATCATGTTATTTAATTAAAGATTTGTAAAACTCTGCTCTATTTTTCGTTACTGTATTTAAGTCGTATGTGTCCTTAACTGTTTCATACAATCTTTCTCCCATATCTTTGACCATATTAGGATTCTCAACCAATTTCTTAATGTATTTTGCCCAATCAGAATGGTTTCTATTTTCATCAACCAACATTGCGTTTCCATCAACAAAATTACCATGATTTAAACAATGTTTCAAATCTAACGTATATGGACCTAAATCGGAAGCGATAATTGCCTTTTTGTAAAATCCCGCCTCAATAACTTTTAATTGAGATTTCATTCGGTTAAACATAGTATTTTTAATTGGAGCCAAAGACACGTCAAATTTTGAGTAATTTTTAGCGTAGGATGTTACGGGTTGAGTCCAAACTCTAACATAAGATTCATCCAATTCGTTAGGATACTTTTCTTGAGTATACTTCAACAAGTATTTCTTGTAATCTTCAGAAATTAAAGAATGGTTTTGGGTGAATATTTTTTCATATTGAGCCCAAACAGTTTCGTGAGGAAGAATATCTCTTTTTTTGTGTTCACCTGTTTGTTGATTAATTTCAGTAACAGTACCTCTTGTATCAAAACCACACAAAACAAATTGTAATTTATCTTTTAAATGAGTTATTTTACCTAACGGTGAATCCAATAATTGTAAATCGTGTAAGTGAGATGAACCACCCAACCATCCAATTCTAAGTCTATCTGATTCTAAAGTTGGTTCTTTAAATTGTGGTTCATTTGGATTAATTGCATTTGGAAATACAACCACATTTTTATTAAACTTTTTAATTTCATCAGCAAATAAATTTGTTGTAGTGGTTACGTAAGACGCTACTTTAAGATTTGCAACAATTTTTTCATTAATCTTATTGAACTTAATAATATCATGAATTGGGTGTTCCTTACCTGGCATCCAATAATCGTCAATATCGACAATTGTGATTATACCGTTTTCTGTTAATTTTTTGATTATCTCATTTGCTTTCTCAAAGTCAGGACCAATGCTTCTATGACAAGCAACAATTTGATATTGAGACCAAAATGACATATCATCATAAGGAGGTTCATAAACGATATCTACGTGGAAATCGTCACCATAAAGATTTTGTAAAAAGACGTGAGGGTCAACAGACCTAAATTTACCCACTCCTGTTCTATCGGATGGGACTACTAAGATTTTAATTTTCGACATTATTAATATATTTCTTAAAATATAGTAATTGTTGTCGAATAAAGAAAGGTGTTATGACAATTTTTTGATTTTGGTTACTTTACCCTCAAATACATGTTTACCAACTTTAAAATTAAATACTTCATTGGATTTCTCAGAACTTTCAACCACTAATCCGTTTTCTTTCAACGCATTTTTAACCGCTTCATTAATCATTTTTTGAATCAATTTGTAATCAATACCTGATGATGACGAAGATTGTTGTTTAGTCTCTTGTATTTGTTGTTTTGGTTTTGCAGATTCAGGAACGTATCCACCACTATTTTGTTTCATTAATCTAGACGCTCTTTCTACAAGGTCGTTAGATATTGTTGTTGTTTGTTGTTGTGGTTGTGCTATTGGGTGTTCCATCATTAACCTTTTAATTTCATCAGGTAATTTAGAGTTTTTAATTGCATCCACAGTTGGAACACCAACTGGCTTAGTATTTTCTCTCGGAACGTTAGATAAATACGGTTCTTGAGTAGAATTTGATTCTTGAAGAAATTCTTGAGGTATATTATATCTTGCGTTAGGAACTTCAAAAGTTTCAGGTGCGTTTAGTTGTTGCAATGATGTTGGTGGTAATCCACCGTTCATAGAATTTGTATTTTTAATTCCATCTGCTTTATCCATGATAGCCTTTGATAGGGCTAATTTTTCCATTAATCTGTCCATCTTATGTTATATTTTCTTCTTCAGGTGTTTGTGGAGTTTCAGGTTCAGGTGGTGTTGGTTGTTCTTGTGGTGGTTGAGGTGTTGGAGGGTTATTATCAAACACTGCGTTTATAATAACACTAACCATACTTTTGTCTCCATTAAAATTATAACCAGGTTTAGGTTCATTGTAAACCTCACCAGTTGGTTTGTTTGATAGTATTTTATCTAATCTAAATAATCTCCAACCTGGTAATGGTTGTTCTCCCTTATAACCAGTATGAGACGCTCCCTCACTATCCCAAGCTCTTAAAACTTTATTTCCCGCTTTACTAACTCCCAAGCACACAGGTTCAATTTGACGTATACCTCTACCACCTGGCTCATCACCATCATAGTAGATAATAACAACTTGTCGTTTCTTAATAGCATCAACAATACTATCCAAAGAAGCGATTTCACAAATTAATCCTTTTAGTGCTCCTTGTAACTTCATTAGAAATTAGGGTATACGTTTGACGAGTTAAATTTATTAATTTTGATATCATTTTTTCTCTCAACGATATCATCAATTGTTCCAGCGTTTACATTATAAACATCTAAGAACGCTCCCGTACCTCTACCCATAGAGTCACCGTCAGCAAGTGCATCACGGTTAACTGATGAGTATTCATTACCCACAGCATTAAAATCGTTTTTAGGGATTAATTTTGCTCTTTCTTGGTCAGCAATAGCGGTAAGTGCGTTTGGTTCTGTTTGACTTAAATCTACAGTAATTTGACTTGACATATTTTTATATTTTTGATATTAGTTCGTTTATTCTCTTAACACTTTCATTAACTGATGGGTTATATTTGTCAACAGTCTTTGAGTGTTCTTGAGATGTTCTTACATTTGTAAAATCTTTTTTCTCATGAGGGTCAATGAATTGGTTCATCATACCCGCATTCATTTTATTAGTTTTTGTATTCTTAATATAATCCCTCATTTTTCTTAATTCATTGTCAACCCAATTTTTAATTTCTACACCACCATTTAAAATAAATGAAGGTTCTTTTTGGTTGCCATTAAAATTATCAAAAAAGTTTTTAATTCTTTTTAATTGTTTATATGTGATAAATTTTTGACCCTGAAGTTCTTTGTTTCTATTAAACCCTTCAGTATTTTCATCCGCACCTTTAACCATATGAAAACATTTTCTCATATGTTCCCTTTTGTCAGATGGAAACTCAATTTCTTTATCGTATAAACTTTTATTCACTTTTAAACATCTTTAATAAATCAGAAAGAGTTACTCCTTCTTTTTCTGCTTGTTTTTTTAATGATGAAATATTTTTCTTTAATATTTTTGATGTTTCTAAATCTTTTTTACCAACTTCAGAATTGTCCGAATTTTTTTTACCCATCAAAATATCTTCCACAACTTTAATCATTTTTTGTTTTTGTATTTCAGATAAAGTTGCTCTTGTTATAAAATTCTTGTCTTTATAATAAGGTGATTTTTTATCTTTATTGCCTGTTGGGTCTTGTCCTTTTTGTTTGGTTCTTTCTTTTGCCTCATCAGGTTCCATACCCATTTTTTTAACTAAATATTTGAAGGTTTCTTCACCATCCATATTTTCAGTTTCTTCATAACCAAACGCTCCTGACATATCAACCTCATCGATTTCTTCAACCGATTCACCATAATATGTTCTATATCCACGAGAAATTGGGTCATTAGTAATTCTTGCCGCGGCTACGGTTTGGTCCATAGTTTTATGAGGGTGAAGTCTTGGGTCAAGAATTGGAATTTTTGAGTTGGATAATGCTCCATCCAAGTTTACTAATTCTTCCAAATCTTTTTTAAGAGTTTTTGTGGATTTAACTTTTTTCTCTTTGGCAACTTTTTTAAGATGGTTTTTAACTTTTCCACCCTTACTTTTTTCAAAGTGAATTACCTCATCTTTTTCACGAGCCTCATTTAAATTTCCTTCTACAGAGAAGTATAGGGAGTATTTATCTCCTTTATCTCTCAATAAAAAATAGTATGGCGACGAATAAAATTCTTTGTCTGTAGTAATCATCTCTTCTTTTTTATCTATAAATACTAGCTCATAAGGTATTTATCATTAGTATATGGCATATCAAAACATTAATCAGTATAATTTTCGTAAATGGGGGATAAAACCAGTCAACGAAATCACCGACATTTGCTTAGCGTCGGACGAGCGAGATTATGACCAAGAAGTCGTTTTTTCACCATTTTTAATTGGTGTTAACGATGGTAATAGAATGCCATTTAAATTTGACTTTAATAGTTCAGGTACAACATTATGTCAAACATCTGCATGTTCTTTTGATTATCAAACAATTGTTTCGGAAAATTATTGGAACCCTGATGACATAGACCCCAACTTTTGTCCAATCACCACAGAGTTGTGTGATGTTGGTTTAACAGGTATTGACAACGGACTTGTTCAAAACATGTCGGGTGAAACAATAGAAATCACAACAGGATTATATACAAACGTTTCAGACAAATTCAGTAGATACAAATATGATAGGAGAATGAAACTTCATCCTATTACAGGTTTTACTACAACTGAAAACAGATTGTGGAATGATAACTCATACACTTATGATTTAAATTATCAAAACGTTGGTGGAGATATTGGGTATGTCGCAAACTTACAAGGTGGATTCTTCCAAGGGTTTTACAAAATAGCTGGTTATGATTACCAAGTTTTTCCACAAAGAGTTCCATTAGGTTGGACAGCTGAATTCATGTTAAAGTACAGATGGACTGGTGATACATCAGGAGGTCTTAACAACAGGTACCCTGAAAATAAGGGAACGTTCTTTTACATGGGGGCAAGAGCCGAGAATAAATTTTATCATTATGCTGACGGTAGTCCAAAACAAGATACGGGTTATACAAGAGTTACATCAGGTTTAACTTGTATGCACACTTGTGGTTGTGCAAGTAGTGCAAATACATCTTCAGACTGTATGCAGGTATACCAACAATCAGGTGGAACCATAACGACTTGTCTTTGTGGTTGTCCTTGTGAATGTAATACAACTGCAAAATACCCTGAAAAAGACCCGCTATATGATGAAGTTTCAAATGCGTTGTCATTAAGATTAAGTGGTGACACGGGTAGTCCAAGATTATGTGTTAAAACATATAGAATTACTGGTGGGTGTGAAAGTACTGGAACTTGTTTAACAGGTATTACTTATGTAACAGGTACTTCATTAACTGAATGGTGTTCAACAAGAGGTATCTTTGACGATTGTTCGGGAACCACTTATCAAAACGTAGAACATTGGGTTCAGATTGATGCGGTATTTCAAAGATATGAATGGTTAGATACTTGTGACCTTTATGATAAAGGTGGACTTGGTCTGCTAGTTAAAGACGTATATTATGCAACAATTGAAGGTAGAAGTGTAAGTTTAATTGAACCTCCTATTACTCGTGAACAACCTTATGACCCAGCGTCGACTGAAGTTGTGACATTCACAGATATGTGGACTGAAGAACAAAAGTTTAGGTTAGGTACACTTAAATTTTACGTAAATGGAAAACTATTCATGGTTACTGAAAACTTTGAAGAGATTATTCCAAGATTGTTAAACACACCAAAAGAAAAACAAATTGGTGTTGGATATAACATTTCAATTGGTGGAGGGACTCAAGGACTTCACGATAACTTAACATTCTCAGGTGGATGTCCAACAGAGTTAAGTGGGTTAACTTACCAACAAGACCCTGAGTGTTTAACTAATTATGATTTGGAACATACAATTTATTCGGGTTTAACAACACAAATAAAATTGGAAGAATATTTTGGAGGTAGTATGATTGGTCAAATCAGTGCGTTTAGAATGTACACTGAACCATTAAATGCATCCCAAATCAAACATAACTTTAGAGTATTACAATACAAATATAACTTATTAAATCCTGATTGTCTTGATTGTAGAATTGCAATTCCTGCAAATGATTTAACTTATATTTTAATTCCTGATAATGATTTATATTATTTGAGTATCCCTGCAAATGATTTGTATTATGAGATAATTGAACCAACTCCAACTCCGACGCCAACAAATACTCAAACTCCGACAAATACACCAACGGTAACTCAAACCCCGACAAACACACCAACGGTAACTCAAACCCCGACTAATACAGAAACTCCAACCAATACTCCAACGGTAACCCAAACCCCGACTAATACAGAAACTCCAACCAATACTCCAACTAATACAGAAACCCCAACACCCACAAATACCAAAACTCCAACCAATACACCGACGGTAACTCAAACACCAACGGTAACTCAAACACCGACTAATACAGAGACACCGACTAATACGCCAACCGAAACCCAAATTATTACTCCAACACCAACAAACACTAATACCCCAACCATTACATCAACTCCAACAAATACTAACACACCAACACCATCTGTAACACCTAATCTTGTAACTTCAGGATTGGTTATTCAACTTGATGCATATGAAAGTTCAAGTTATCCTGGAACAGGAACAACTGTTTTTGATATTACAGGTGGATATGACCATACATTAATTGGTGCAACTTACACAGTTCTTAATGGTATAAAATGTTTTGATTGTACAACAGGAACTAATAGAGTTGATTACAACTTAACAGGACCTTTATTACCAAATTCAGGATACACATATATCACTTGGGCAAGATTAATACCTAGTAACGCTGGGTTTAGAACAGTACTTTATACAAAGGGCCCTCCTAAAATCACACCAATTACTATACCTAATGGAACAAACACATTAGGATATTGGGCAACAGGATTTGTAAGTTCAGGATATGATGTTTCATCTTCGGCAGGTGTTTGGGTTCAATTTGCCGTAGTCGGAACAAATACATCTCAAACATTCTACATAAATGGTTCACAGGTTGGAAGTACAATCAATGAGGGTGCTGGTGGAACTACACATTGGGGGTGGGGTAATAATGATATTGTTGCTCAACCTTGGGGACATGTTGCCAACATGTATTTCTATAACAGACAATTAAATCTTACAGAAATAACACAACAATACGATTATTTAGCTCCAAGATTTATAGAGCCAACCGCAACACCAACAACAACAAGTACACCAACGGTAACTCCAACTAATACAACAACACCAACTCCAACCTCAACACCTGCAGTTCCTGTAACCACTAATCTTGTTTTATATTATGACCCAAGTAATTTATCAAGTTACCCTGGTACTGGCGCAACAATTAATGATTTATCAGGAAATGGATTAAATGGTTCAATGTCGGGTATTACATTTACAACACCATATTTTTCATACAACGGAACTTCATCACAAGTTCGAGTTGCCGATAATCCATTATTAGAACCAGGAAGTGGAGATTGGACTATGGAAGTGTGGGTTAATCAGTCGGTTTTAGGTAATGATGTTGTTCTTGGAAAGTTTGATAATGGAGGATTATCCCAAGATGTAAGTTATAGTATCAGAACAACTAATACCACATACTACGCTCAATTGGGTTCAGGTAGTGGTAGTGGTTCATCATTGTTTGTTAATAGTACAAACTACGTTGGAACGATTGGTACTTGGTATCAGATAGTTTATGTGTTTACTAACATTGCGTCTAATACACTTGAAACATTTGTAAATGGTGTAAGTATAGGAAGTGTGAGCCATAGTTTGGCAAGTATACTAAACA